CAGCAAATGGTACTGAGTCGACTTTCGAAGATCGTTCGTCTGGTGTTCCGATTGGTTTTAACCGTCTTCGTACCGTGTTTAAAGCACCTAGCCCTAAGGGTAAGGTCGGGAATCGAATTTATCAAATCCAACTTCAGGTGGCGACGCCGGTTTTGGAGACCCTTGGAAATAATTCTCAGGGTTTAACTCCTCCACCAACTATTGCTTACACTGGGCGGGTCTTGGTAACATTTGAGATTCCTGAGCGTTCGACTCTCCAGAATCGTAAAGACTTGCTAAAATACGCCCAAGGCGCTCTAGCAAATGCTCAGATATCTGGTATGGTCGAATCATTAGATCGCATCTATTAAGGTGCCATTTAACTTTAACGCTACTTGAGCCGATACGTCGGTCGGAGAAACCGTTGTGAAAGAAAGCAGAGCACGTCAGCAGAGAATATCTGCCGTCCAGGGGTACCGCCTCCCACGCAAGCAGAGAGCTTCCGTGTTAAAGGCGATGTTCCAGACACTCGTTTCCCGTGGCTCCCAATCCGCCAGTATACTGGCAGAGAAGGACAGTCTAGAAGAAATGATGGAGAGCCTCCCCGGGTTGAAGAAAAACTTCCTCCCAAGCGGTTCCCAGTCCCCTCTTGAATATTTTCTGGAAGCGCAAACTATCGCGCTCCTGAGTAAATGTCCGGCACTTAGTAATAAGAATGCTCGAGATGTTGCTCGCCAGACATTTCAAGAGTGTGAAGACCATTGTCGCCTGATCAACGAACGTTTCTCTACGTCAAGTACTTGCAGGGCTTCCCCTGCCGTTTCCGCCGTAATTCACGGCGCGATTCGTAAAATCGGGTCTTGGCTTAGAGATGAAAAACCGTTTGCTAGGTCAGACTTCTTCCGGTTTGGACCAGGAGCCAGCTATGGCGTAAGTGGTGACACTTCCGTCTATGCTAAGCTCAATAACGACGCCGAGCTCACGCCCGGTTTGCGTAACTACTGGGGGGCGCTCTGTAATGAGTTCCCTGCTTTCGCGGAGAAATCCGTGAATGTGGTTCCCGGTAGTCGCCTGTCATTCGTTCCGAAAAATTTCGCAACTGACCGCCCGATTTGTATCGAGCCATTAATTAATGGCTTTTTGCAACTTGGGCTAGGCTCACAATTGAAGTCTGTACTGCTTAGACAAGGTTGTAACCTATTCGATCAGCGACGAAATCAACATTTAGCTAGCGTTGCTCACGCTGAAGGGTTATGTACTATTGACCTTAAAAGCGCAAGTGATACTATTAGCTATAATGTTGTTGCATCTCTTTTCCCTGTGAATTGGTTTCAAG